GGTAATTAACGACGACATGACCACATGCTACAGGTACGACTGGAAGAGGGTCATGCTTGCAAGCGTTCTGCTGAACTTGGGTATGGGACTTGGATTTGTGTACATGGCCAACCTGCCAGAAAAGATACGACACGTGTACCATTCCGTGATAGTGAACGAAGAGAGCAATGACATGGCACTGACCGATAGCGGTCTGACCGCTGAGTTGGTTGCCAGCGGAGTTCTACTACCAAACGTAGCGGTTGCACAGGCAACGATCGAGTCAGGCCTAGGCAAGTCCAAGGTTGGACGTGAGGCCAAGAACCTGTTCGGTATTGTATTCCATAGGTGCCAGCACGTGGCAGGCCAGTACGGGGTCTACGCCAAGTACAACAGCTACAAGGACAATGTCAAGTGCTACGCTCACATACAGGGCCGTTACTTAAAGAACATCAACGGGTCTTACGCCTCTGATCCTAGTTATGTAAACAAACTAAAAGAAATGAAATGAGAAAGGCATTCGTGATCATAATGGTCCTCGGGCTAGGTGCAATGAGCTTACCGCTGATACTATGCGAGGAGATAATAGTATTTATAAATGTAAAAATGAATCAACTAATAGAAACAATACAAGAATATGGTGAAAAGATTGAGTTATGAAGAAAAATGGCAGATCGCACTTGAGACACTGATCAACAAGATGTTTGAGATTGCCGGACACGAGGTGACATTTAATGACATCGTCGACAGGAAAGACAACTGGTTCCAAGACTGGACCATGACCCCAGATCAGGACGCTGAATGGCGCAAGTGGGGAAAGGCCTATCTGATGAAGTACATGAGGCTTTACGCCAAGTCTGCCGATGTTCAGATGGCAATGATTTCACTGAACTGGGGATTAAAATTATCAGAAAGTCCTTGGAAATCAGACAACTAATGGTTAAATTTGCATATGAGTTTTGACAACGTAGAGAAGCCGGCACACTATAACCAATCGGGTATCGAGTGCATCCAAGCGATAGAGGCATCAATGAGCAAAGACCAGTTCTGTGGATACCTTAAGGGTAACACACAAAAATACATCTGGCGGTATGAGAATAAGAATAAAATAGAGGACCTCAAGAAGGCCCAATGGTATTTAAACAAATTAATAGAAAAATATGAGCAAGTTTAAAGAATTAAATGCAATCAACGTCAACAAGATGACGGAGAAGAAGGGCAATCAAAGTTACCTGTCTTGGGCCTACGCATGGCAAGAGACAATGAAGATCTGCCCAGACATGACACGAAAGGTGTACGAGTCTGAGACCGGTAACAACTACCACACAGACGGAAAGACGGCATGGGTCAAGGTTGGTATCACCATCGACGGGCAGGAGCACATCGATTACCTACCGATCATGGACGCCAAGAACGCTTCCCTTCCAATCGAGAGGGTCACATCATTTGACGTGAACAAGGCGATCCAAAGATCTACCACTAAGGCGATCGGACTACACGGGCTAGGTCTTTACGTCTACGCCGGAGAGGACATGCCAGACGAGGAGAAGGCGGCCAAGGCCACACCAAGTGCAGAGGGTATCATCATCGAACTAGAGTTGGGCGACGAGAACTGGGTAAGGGTGATGAACTATGTCAACGCCAACAAGAAGAAGGGATCGAAATTTATCCTTGAGCAGTTGTCCAAGAAGTACAACATCACGGACGTGATCAGGACAGAGGTTAACAAGGAGGTTGCATCGTGACCCAAGAAATCCTAACAAGACTGAACAGCGACTCTGAGTATTACGGGGACTTCGGCAAGACCTTCCTGTCCAACTCGGACATCGGCACACTTCTGAAGGACCCGTCATCGTACGGCAAGGACAAGGAGAAGACTGTACCGATGGTACAGGGTTCTTACTTCCACACCGCAATGCTGGAGCCACAGAAGATGGTAGACTTCCTGATCTGCGACGTGACATCTCGAAATACCAACAAGTACAAAGAGATGTGCGAGGCACAGGGTGTAGACATCATCCTTCTTTCCAAGGAGGTAGAGGAGCTGGACTCGATGGTCGAGTCTGTCAAGGGCCGCATGGACTTCTTCGACATGATCTACGAGGACGGCAACATGTACGAGCAGCCGGGTATATCCAATGTAATGGGCGAGATCTGGAAGGGGAAGGCCGACATCATCTCATCTGAGTTTGTCATCGACCTCAAGACCACATCAAACATCGAGGAGTTCAAGTACTCTGCAAGGAAGTACAACTACGACTCGCAGGCCTACATCTACAACCAGATCTTCGGTAAGCCGGTCATCTTTATCGCGGTAGAGAAGGGTACCAACAAGACAGGACTATTCGACTGCTCTGACGAGTTCTTGGACAGAGGAAAAGAGAAAGTGCAAAGAGCAGTAGAAGTATGGCGCAAGTTCTTCGGGCCAAATAAAACGGAGGACATCACACAGTATTACACAAAAGAAACACTATGAGTACACTAATCAGTTTATCAATCGACGTGAGCAAGATCACGAAAAGCAAAATCAAGGACGGAAAGTACCTTGACGTAACCATCTCTGTAGACGATGCAACGAACCAGTGGGGCAAGAACGCTTCCATCTACGAGTCGCAGACAAAAGAGGAACGCGAAGCGAAGGCTTCTAAGGCCTACATCGGAGGCGGAAAGGTAGTTTGGACCGACGGAAGCATTAAAGTGGCTGAGAAGTCCTCTAATGAGCCCAAGAAGGCAAGCGCACCATCCGAAGAGTTACCGTTCTAAGAAACCAAGACACAGGCACATGGGACTGCCCCATGTGTCGTTGTGTCGGTTTTTAGGTCCTCTACTCTATATATATAAAATTGTATTCTATATATATTTTTTTAAAATTACTAATAAGTATAGTAAAAATCGACACAAAATAGCTAAGTAGAAGAAATTCAATGAGTTTGGTTGTGTCGGTTCATTTTAAAATCGACACTAAGTCGACACAAACCCCAAAAAATCGACACAAAATGCAAAAAATCGACACAAAAACCATACCTTCGAACACTCAAATCGTAAGAGCGACAGTAAATGACAATAGGAAAATAAGAGTTTACGTGAACATGGAGAGGGTAAAAGAGTTTGACACAATACAAGAAGCAATTAAATTTATGATAGAAGCAAAAATTAAGGCCAAGGAGATGGTCGAGTATTACATGAAGAACAGGAGCTTTAAGATTAGCGACGACTCACGTATTGAGTGGCCTACCGCAAAGCTGTTCGCAACCAAAGAAATTCAGAGCATGCTCGGTGTGGCATTCACGTTCACTGGAAAGCAAGCCGACGAAATGTATGAGTACCTTCACAGAGTAAGACAAGAGATCGATAACTTATGAGCGACATAACCAAATGCAAGGGAGAGGGATGTCCCATGAAGGAGACATGCCACAGGTTCACAGACCCAGCGACTGAGTATCAGTCATACTTTACCGAGTCCCCGATCATAGACGGCAAGTGCAGCATGTACTGGGGCCAGACACAGCAGGACATCATGGACGTGTTGCAAGACATGATAAATGGTTCCGCATACAAATGAACAAATCAAATCCAATGGGAAACATAACAATATTCAAGAGCATCAAGGACACGTCGGCGCCATTCTACAGGTCGGTCGACTACATCATTCACAGGATCAAGGAGGGCAAGTCCAAGGACATCGTCAAGCGGATCAGAGAGGAGAAGGACAAGGAGAAACGAAACCAGATAAAGAAGGAGCTACCGGCTATCTGCTTCTCCGGTGAGTTCACACGCAGAGAAGACTCTGCACTAGTATCTCACTCTGGCGTGATCTGCCTAGACTTCGATGGCTTTTCAAAGAAGGCGGACATGCTTGCCAAGAAGGAGGAGTTCACTAAGGACAAGTACACCCTGTCAGTGTTTATCTCACCATCTGGCGATGGCCTCAAGTTGCTGGTCAAGATACCGGCAGACGAGGACAAGCACAAGTCATACTTCAAGTCACTCGAGAAGTACTACAACTGCGAGCAGTTTGACAAGACATCGAAGAACATCTCCCGTGTCTGCTACGAGTCTTACGACCCATTGATATTCCATAACCCAGAGTCAAAGGAATGGGACAAGGTATCGGAGGAAGAGTTCGAGCAGATCAAGAGGCCTGACAACGAGCGCACTATCACTCTTACGGACCAGAACGAAATTGTACGCAGGCTACGCCTTTGGTGGGAGCGCCAGTACGGGATCGTGGTCGGAGAGAGAAACGCAAACGTGTACATCCTAGCTGCCGCATTCAATGACTTTGGCATCAACAAGGAGCTAGCGAGCTACGTGCTCGGAGAGTTTGCACACGATGACTTCCCGCTATCTGAGATCAAGACCACAATCGACAGCGCTTACCGAAAGGAGCAGAACTTCAATACCAAGTTCTTCGAGGACCGGGACGCGATCGACAGCGTGAGAAGGCAGATCAAGAAGGGCGTGCCAAAAAAGGAGATCCGTCAACAGCTTAGAGATTCCGGGCTGAGTGACGGTGTATCTGACGCCGTAATGGTAAAGATAGAGGAGGACTCATCAAGCAAAGATTTTTGGACCAAGTCATCGAAGGGCGCGGTCAGTGTTGTACATTATTTATTAAAAGAATTTCTAGAAGACAATGGTTACTTTAAGTATTCGCCGGAGGGCACAAAAAACTATATTTTTGTTAAGGTTACGAATAACCTTATTTCTAATGCATCTGAAGATGAGATCAAGGACTTTGTTCTAGAGTATCTATTCAAGATGGAGGACCTGTCCATCTACAATCACTTTGCAGACAAGACCAGATACTTCAAGGAAGACTTTCTGTCTCTGCTGTCTCCTGTCGACGTGTACTTTGTAGAGGACGACAAGGACGATGCATACCTGTACTACAGGAACTGCGCCGTCAAGGCCAACTGCAACGAGATCGTTATGATCGACTACATCGACCTTGGTGGTTACGTGTGGAAGGATCAGGTAATTGACAGGGACTTTGAGATATGCGACTCGCATGACTGCGACTTCAAGACATTCATCTCTAACATATCTGGAGGAGAGAGGGACCGTGTCAGATCGGTAGAGAGTACGGTTGGTTTCTTGCTGCACAGCTACAAGAACCATGGGTACTGCCCTGCGGTTATTATCAATGACGAGGTCATCACCGACAACCCAGAGGGTGGTACGGGTAAGGGGCTATTCATGAACGCCATCTCTAGGATGAAGAAGTCGTCGGTGATCGACGGAAAGAGTTTTAACTTCGAGAGGAGCTTCGCCTACCAGACCGTGTCAACGGACACACAGATCATCGTATTTGATGACGTGAGAAGGAACTTTGACTTCGAGAGGTTATTCTCTATCGTTACCGAGGGTATCACTCTTGAGAAGAAGAACAAGGACGCCATCAAGATACCGTTCCACAAGTCGCCGAAGGTTGTTATCACGACCAACTACGCGATCAAGGGAAAGGGTAACTCATTCGAGCGACGCAAGTGGGAGCTAGAGTTCAAGCAGTACTACAACAAGGACTTCACGCCACACGTAGAGTTTGGCCGTTTGTTGTTCGAGGACTGGAACGATGACGACTGGTGCAAGTTTGACAACTACATGGTCAACAACTTAAAGAACTACCTGTGCTTTGGATTTATTAAGTCTGACTTTAAGAATCTTAAGACACGTAAGTTTATCGCAGAGACGGACCACAGCTTCTGGGAGTGGATGACAGACAGCGAGAACAGGTACCTAAGAACAAACTCTAAGATCTACAAGGAGGACGTGTACAAGGACTTCGTGCTGGACAACCCTGACTTTGGTCAGAGAGGAAAGACATCGATATCGTTGAACAAGTTCTACAAGTGGCTCGAGTCGTTCGGTATGTTCTACACAGGAGAGACCGTAGAGCAGGGACGTGATGGTTCTGGGCGATGGATCAAGTTTGTAAAGAAGGAGCCTGAGCAATCTGAATTTGAATTCTAATGGAAAAAAATATCACATTAAGACCATATCAGCAGGTTATAGTGGAAAAAACTTGTGAATTATTGAGGGGAGCCCCTCGTTTTGCATATCTTTCCATGGAAGTTAGGACAGGCAAGACCTTGACGGCCTTGTCTGCTCTTGATCATATTGGTGACGTCAACGAAATGGTATTTGTAACCAAGAAGAAGGCGATATCCGGAATCCAGAAGGACTACAAGGCTCTGGCCCCTAGCTACAATTGCACGTTTGTAAACTACGAGAGCCTGCACAAGGTCGACATGTCCAAGATAGATGCCATTGTATTCGACGAGGCTCACAGCATGGGAGCATTTCCCAAACCGTCTAACAGGGCCAAGGTTGCAAGGGATCTGGTGCACAAGCACAACCCATATGTCATCTTTCTGTCGGGAACGCCGTCGCCGGAGTCATACTCACAGATGTACCATCAGATGTGGGTGCTCGGGTCAAGGTCTCCGTTCTATGAGCCGACCTTCTACAAGTGGGCTCACATCTACGTAAAGATCTGGGAGCGGATGATCAACGGATTCAGGGTCCACGACTACTCGAACGGCATCAAGGAGAGCATCATGCCGGCGGTACAGCCTTACATGATCAGCTACACGCAGGACGAGGCCGGATTTACATCCAAGGTAAACGAGCACGTTCTCATGGTCAAGATGAGCGAGACCACCTACAAGATCGCAGACAAGCTGAAGAAGGACCTGGTCTTCGAGGGCAAGAGCGACGTGATACTTGCCGACACTCCGGTAAAGCTGATGCAGAAGCTGCACCAGATCTACAGCGGGACTGTCATCCTTGAGTCAGGGAACAGGCTAGTGTTTGACAACACGAAGTCTGAGTTCATAAAGGAGCACTTTGCAGGAAAACGCATAGCGGTATTCTACAAGTTCCAGGCAGAGCTAGAAAGCTTGTTGTCTGTCTTTCAAGAAGATATGACCACCGATTTAGGAAAATTTCATGCAGGTGAGTGTAACAATTTTGCTATACAAATTGTTACGGGGCGTGAGGGAATCTCTTTGATGCAGGCCGACTACTTGGTCTACTACAACATTGACTTCTCTGCTACGTCTTACTGGCAGAGCCGGGATCGCCTAACTACGATGGACAGGCTAGAGAATAACGTGTACTGGGTCTTTGCCGAGGGTGGTATCGAGGAGAAAATTTATAAGGTTGTTCAAGGAAAAAAACCTTACACGGTATCGCATTTCAAGAAGGATTTATTATCTTTGTAGTCCCATGTTAGAATCTAAGCTGCAATCAAAGATGATCAAGCTTGCTGAGGAAAACGGGTGGTACGTCCTAAAACTTTTGAGCACTAATAAACCAGGGATCCCCGATCTGTACATGTATCGGGAAGGGAGAACTGTCTTTGTTGAGGTCAAGAGAGAGGGAGGTAAGGCCCGGCCACTGCAAGAGTATCGAATTAAAGAATTAAAAGAGATAGGAGTCGAGGCCTTGGTCTGCGACTCAATGGAAAAATTTAAAGAACTATTATGAAAAAGCTAATATCACAAGCACACGGAACAGCCAAAGCCAACGGGTTTTGGGACACAGAGCGCAACAAACCAGAGATGTTGATGTTGATCGTATCTGAGGCAGCGGAGGCACTAGAGGCCTTGAGGAAAAATCATTACGCAGACAAGGCAGCAGTCGCCCTCTTGTCTGACGACTTCTTTGCAAGAGGTGGCACAAAAGAAGAATATGCAGAAATTTTTAGAAATAATATTAAGTCTAGCTTCGAGGACGAGTTGGCAGACGTTTGTATACGTCTATTTGATTTATGTGGCGGTCTTGATATTGACCTTCAGAATCACATTCAACTTAAGATGGCCTACAATTCAACAAGGGGTTATAAGCATGGTAAAGCGTTTTAAGGTATGGAACTAGAGAAAGAGATTTTATCGGATTTAGTAGTATGGTCTAAGTATGCCCGCTTCGTACCTGAGTTGAACAGAAGAGAGACATGGACCGAGCTTGTTACACGCAACAAGGAAATGCACTTGAGGAAGTTCCCTCAGATGACCGCTTTGATCGAGAGAGCTTATGAGTTGGTGTATGCCAAGAAGATCCTCCCGTCTATGCGATCGCTTCAGTTTGGTGGAAAGCCAATCGAGGTAAACAACACTCGCTTGTTCAACTGCTCTTACTTGTCGGTTGACGATTACCGTGCGTTCTCTGAGACCATGTTCTTGCTTCTTTGTGGTACTGGTGTTGGATACTCGGTGCAGTCATTTAACATTGAGAAGCTTCCAGCAATTGCCAAGGGAACCAAGACTCGTAGGTACTTGATCGGTGACTCTATCGAGGGTTGGGCAGACGCCGTAAAGGTTTTGATGAAAGGATACTTGGGCCTTAGCGCCACAGTACCTAGCTTCGACTTCCGTGCGATCAGAGCAAAGGGAGAAAGGCTTATCACATCTGGTGGTGTTGCCCCGGGACCGGAGCCATTGAAGATCTGCTTGATGCACATCCAGTCAGTATTAGACCGCAAGTCTGACGGAGAAAGGCTTACATCTGTAGAGTGTCACGACATCATGTGCTTTATCGCAGATGCGGTATTAAGCGGCGGTATCAGACGCAGCGCGATGATTTCATTGTTTGATCTTGACGACGAGGAAATGCTCACGTCTAAGTTCGGCAACTGGTGGGAACTGAACCCACAGCGTGCACGTGCCAACAACTCTGCTATCCTAAAGCGTGATAGTGTATCTAAGGAGGAGTTCCTTGGTCTATGGAAAAAAATTGAGTTGAGCAATTCTGGTGAGCCCGGTTTTTACTTCAGCGATAACGAGACCATGGGCACCAACCCCTGCGCTGAGATTGCGTTGAACCCATTCCAGTTCTGTAACTTGGTAGAGGTGAATGCCTCTGACATCAAGGACCAGGACGACTTGAACGATCGCGTGTACTGGGCCTCTGTTATTGGAACCATGCAGGCAAGCTACACTGACTTCCATTACCTGCGTCCGATCTGGAAAGAGACCACAGAGCGAGAGGCATTGTTGGGAATCGGCATGACCGGGATCGCTAGCGGTCCGGTGATGAAGATGAACCTTCAGCTGGCCGTTAACCAAGCGATATACGCAAACGTGTCTGTGTCTGAGATGATCGGAATCAATCCGGCAGCTCGCATCACATGCGTGAAGCCATCTGGGACCTCTTCCTTGGTCTTGGGGACTTCGTCTGGTATCCATGCATGGCACGACGAGTATTATGTCCGCAGGATGCGTATTGGAAAGAATGAGGCGATGTACACGTACCTGTCGATCTACCACCCAGAGATGTTGGAGGACGATGTGTTCAAGCCACAGCAGCAAGCTGTCGTGTCTGTTCCGCAGTCTGCACCGGTTGGCGCCATCACTAGAAATGACGAGAACGCTATTCAGTTCTTGGAGCGTGTAAAGTACTTCCACGAGTACTGGATCACACCGGGACACGTGCGTGGAGATAACACACACAACGTGAGCGCTACGGTGAGCATGGGTCAGTCAGAGTGGCCGGCAGTTGGAGAGTGGTTGTGGAAGAACAAGCAGTTCTTCAACGGACTATCTTTCTTGCCAAAGGACCTTGGAACGTACGTTCAAACTCCGTTCGAGACCATTACAAAGGAGAAGTACGATCAACTCGTTACAAATCTTAACGCTTTGGATGTCGCAAAAATTGTAGAGATTAGCGACAAGACGAGCCTAATGGACCAAGCTGCTTGCGCTGGCGGT